AAAAGGCCGTCAATAGAAAATCGTTGCTTAGAATTGATAACTAATTCTAGCCGCTCAACTTTAAATTGTAGTGAACTTTTAAACGAAACTGTCATAACTAAAACACTCTTCTAATTTCGTCTTCTAGCGTGGGAACAAATTCTGGCTTTAATAGTTTAATTTTTCGTTTACTTTCGTTTTGTTCAACTTCATATTCATAATAGGTTTTGCTATCTTTAGAAGTAGCAATCGTGATGACATTATTATCAGCCAAAGTTACCGTTGAAGTTGAAACCGTAACATTTGCGTAGGTGTTTGCGTCTACCTGGTATTCGTTAACAATTTTTGAACCATTTGGTATTGTTGTTGTAATTACTTTGTAGTATGAATGAACGTTTGATTCTGCATAAGACAAACCAGCGCCAGATGTATTAGAGTTGGCATATTGTGTGTTTGAATACTTAGCATCAATAAAGTTGTTTAGTGTTATCGTTGTCATTGGCCAATCATACTGTGGGTCTACAATGTTATTCATCATTAAAACAACCCAATGTCTTTCTGGTGATCCATACATTTTATTTGCTACAATTTCTGGAGTATCACTTTCGGTAATGTCATACTCATAATAAACAGCGGTATTGTCTTTGATAGAATCATTCAAAGAAAACTTGGCCATAATATTGGTAATCCGGTCAACCGATTGACCATCATTTACTGTGAAATAGATTTTAGGAAATCTTGAAAAGTAACCTGCCATTTAATTACCCTATGTAAATTACTTCACCATTTTCATCTTTTGGAGAATAAACACTTGCAGCCTCTGAGTCAAAATCTCCAGTAGGACGCAAGGAGTTTTTCGTAACAATTTGTGTTTCTGTAAAGTTAAGTTGCATACGAATACCAACAGGCATACCAGTTTTACCTAAACTTGGTGTTGTTTCACCTGGTACTTCATAAGCAGCAAAACCAGATGGTGCGTAGTCTATGTTTATACCAGTTAGAACACATGTTGATATTTTTGGTATGTTTGGATTTTCTTTTCCGTTGTAATAAAACTTAATATCAAACTCAGATGGTGGAACAAGAAATACACCACCAGAACCAGGAAGAATCTCAGGTGCTTGATGAAACGTGAAAGCATCCAATATACTTTGTGTCTGTAAAGCTTCACTCTCACTTCTTGGATAAAAAAGAAAATCAAACTGAAATTTTCTTAAAGACGGACTTGTGTAAATAACTTCTAAAAGTGGATTTCGTGCAACACCTAATGAAGCCACAGCAAAACGTCCAAAGTTTTGACCAAAAATATTCGTTGACGCAAATCTACTTAAATAATCTACGGCGAATGGTGTCAAATTACCAGGAATGGCCTTCATAATGTTTTGAACGTTTACATTTCCACCTCTTGCCAAATCAATAATAGAAGAACCTGCTTGCATCACATCTTTACCTGCTGCAAGAACATCAAAAAATGGACTTGCTAAAGAAGCCGCATCATAGCCTTGGTCATAACCAAAATTCAAAGTGTCGGGCATGTAAAGTGCAATTGTATCGGTAGTCCTTTTAATAGTTCTAGCACCTTCAAGCGCTACTTCTTTTGCCAAGTTTCCAACAAAATCTAAACCTTGACCAAAAAATTGTCTTGATGATTCTATAGCAGACCTTGTAGACTCAGTAAGTGGCAAACCTTCCGCAGCTTCATAACTAGCATTGTCTATTTGCTGTTTAAGAAATCCAGCCACATCAGAAACATTAGCTAAACTACTTGTGACTCTATTCGGACTATTAAGTATATCCGGTAAATCTGAAGACATTGGGCTGTAAAAATTAGTTTTCTTTTGAACGTTGATGTGAAAAACCATGTAATGGCCTTTGTTCGCTTCACCTAAATCTTCTGGATAACGATAAAGATTAGAATCATATTGACTGCCCACCAATTTTCCGTTCAATCCAACCCTTTTAGCGGCCGTTGAAAAACGAATATCTGTGAAGGAGAATAAAGCCATGGTTTTCCTAAGAGAAATAAATAGTATTTATGTCATATAAAGGAAAATTTATACCCAAAAATCCCAAGAAGTATGCCGGTGATGCAACAAACATTATTTGGCGGTCAACATGGGAAAGAAAAGTTATGGATTGGCTCGACCAATCTGAAAGTGTGGTGTATTGGTCTTCCGAAGAACTGGCTATTAAATACTATAATCCAGTAGACAATAAAATACATAGATACTTTCCAGATTTCATTGTTAAAGTCAAAAGGAAAGATGGAACAGTTATGACCCATGTAATTGAGGTCAAACCAGAATACCAAACTAAACAACCAATTCGTAAAAGAAAGACTCAGAAATTCATTAACGAATACATTACTTATACTGTTAATGTTTCTAAGTGGAAGGCTGCTACTGAGTTCTGTAAGGATCGTGGATGGGAATTTAAGATTCTAACGGAGAAGAATCTAGGTATTATCTGAAAGCGGACACCAATACTTATGCTATGAAATTGTGTTCTAGTTGGCAATATTAGCAATTCACCTAAATACAGCATGGCTTATTTACTCGACCGCATAAAAAGTTCCCTTGCAAAAGAGGGTTTGAACGCTCGCACAAACCAGGCACGAGCATGGCTACGTGCCAAAATACCTACCCTGAAACCCAGTCGGCAAGCACTTTTTGCGGATAGTCAAAGACTTAAAAATAATGCCATCATTGGTCGTATGTATTTTTACTTTTACGATCCAAAAACGAAGGATAAGCTGCCATACTACGACAGGTTCCCATTGGTTTTACCAATAGAACAATATAACGATGGATTTTTAGGGTTGAATTTACATTACATTCACCCAAAGCAGCGTATCATTCTTTTGGATAAATTAAGTGAATATGCAAACAATACAAAGTTTGATAAGACCACAAAACTTAGATTAAGCTACAATTTACTTTCACGAGCAAGTAAAGTGTTTGAAACTCAGGCCTGTATCAAAAGGTATTTGTTCTCACATGTAGAATCTAGGTTTTTAGAGATTACTGCTGACGAATGGGACATAGCAGCCATGTTACCTATGGAGTCATTTGTTGGTGCCAGTACAAATAAAGTATACGCTGAATCTAGGAAGAAATTCTAATGGCTTTCTCACCACAATCATTTTTAGCTAACGTCAATGCCAAAGAGGGATTTGCCAAGCCGAATCGCTTTGAAGTTGTGTTACCTATACCTGCATATATTAATCAGTATGTTGGAAATTCATTCTTAGAGAAAATTATCAATCTACCTAATGCACTTGTAGCCGACATTACAGAAGCAATTCGTGGTGTGAATCGTGAAGAACAATCTATAAGTGATAACGCTACACTATCACGTTATTTAGCATTACAGTGTGAAAGTGCTGAATTACCTGGAAAAACTCTGGCTACAGCTGATGTGAAGATTTATGGACCAACATATAAAGTTCCATATCAAACACAGTACAATGACATGACATTAAATTTCATTTGTACTAACGAATTTTATGAAAGAAAATTGTTTGAAAAGTGGGTAGATTCAATCATGCCAAGTGATACAAACAATTTAAGGTACGCAAAAGGCCAACAGTCAAGGTATCTCACGAACATTAAGATTATACAATACGATGAGTTTATCCGCCAAATCTATGCGGTGGAATTGATTGATGCTTTTCCAATTGGTGTCGCACCACAACCATTGGCCTGGTCTGAAGATGGGTTTCACAGACTTGGAGTTCAGTTCGCCTATCAACGTTATAAAGTTATCTACGAAGGCAATTACGATTTGGTTGGTGCTGCGGCTCAAATGTTTGGTGATTCAGTTGCAAAAAATGTTACAAACCTACAAAATAAAATTACAAATCCTTTTGGAAAGATATTTGGAAGATTTTTTAATTGATGGAGATTTAGTATGTTACCGAAAATTGATGTGCCTGTTTATGAAACTACACTGATTTCTACTGGCAAGAAAGTAAAGTTTAGACCGTTTTTAGTGAAAGAGCAAAAACTGTTTCTGATGGCTGCACAATCAGAGGATGCCAAAGAAGTTATTGGTATCATAAAGCAAGTTATTAATAATTGCATCATTGGAAAAGTTGACATTGATAGTTTACCAGTATTTGATTTAGAACACCTGTTTATTCAACTTCGTGCTCGTTCAGTTGGTGAAGTTGTAAATTTAAGATACAATTGTAATAATACTGTGAAAGATGATACTGGCCAAGATAAAGTTTGTGGTGGATTGGTAAAGTTTGATTTGAATGTTTTAGATATACATCCTGAAAAAAATCCTGAACACACAAACAAAATTGAGCTGTCTAAAAAACTTGGTATCGTGATGAAGTATCCAACGTTTGAAATGATTGATAGATTAAACTTACAATCTGGAGACATGGATAAAATTTTAGATGTTGTGATTGCTTGTATTGATTACATTTACGATGAAAATCAAATGTACTATGTGAAAGATACCGAAAAAGAAGAAATAGTTGAATTCATAGAAAACATGCAACAATCTGACTTAGAAAAAATGCAAAAGTTTTTTGATACAATGCCAAAATTAAAAAAGATGGTACACTTTAAATGTCCAAAATGTAACTATGAAGAGGACATGGTGATAGAAGGTATTCAAAATTTTTTCGTGTAAATTTTAGTTATGAGACCCTTGGTAATTACTTTCAAACCAACTTTGCTTTAATGCAGCATCACAAGTATAGTTTGACAGAATTGGATAACATGATACCTTGGGAAAGACAAGTATATATTGATTTGCTAGTGCAATTTTTAGAACAAGAGAATGAACGATTGAAAGAACAACAACGACAAAGAAAAAGATAGTATGGCTAAGAAAACTGTTATCAAAAAACCTAGCAGACTCACCGAAATCTATCTGGCTGAAAAAAAATCAGGTGGAAGTTTAGGTTCAGCCGTTGGCAAAGCCGCTTTAGAGAAAATAGACCCAAGACAATTCTTCAACCAAAAAGGATTGTTAGCGAATATATTACCATCTTTTTTCAAATCATATAAAGCACCCACAGGAACAACACCTAAACCTAAGTCACCTGTATCTATAGCACCAGTCTTATCAACATCAGTTTTGGAAAGTAAAATTGATGCGTTGTCCGAAGAAACAAGAATGGTCGGAGTAACTTCAAAAATCACAGCAAAAAATTCATTGGTTTTACCAATGATGGCTCGTGATATGAATCTGATGCGCCAAAATATTTTTAGACTTGTGAAAAAACAAACTGGCCAAGCAACAAATAAAGCTGATATGTTTTTTATGCGAGCTGGTGAACGTGAAGCGGCTTATGAATCTAGGTTTCGTAGAGAAGGCGGCGTTAAATCTACTCCAAGTCCTGTGGCTGCAGCTGCAAATACAACCGGAGGTATACTGTCTTCCTTAGGTGGATTATTTAAGACTGCCATTGGTGGTGCAGGTTCTTTGTTTAGTGGATTATCTTCAATTGTTGGTGGTGTGATTGGCGGTATTGGTGGTTTTTTAGGGGGTGCAGCAAAAGGTATC